AATGCCGGCCTGCTGCGCCCCCTGCGGGTTGTCCTGTGTCTGTTGCGCCTTTTCCCCTGTGGTGACCGCGGCGGCCATGTTCGGCAGTTTCGGCATGAACTGCGACGGGTCGGTTTGGAAGAACCTGGGCACACCGAAAGGCATCAAGATTTCCGCTAGCGCGTCACCGCCGATGCCCGCCAACTGGAAGCCGTACTGCACACCGCGTTTCGCCATGTTGGCGCCGATGCCGATCAGGAACGATGACGCCGGCCCGGCGGCCTGCCCGCCGGCGCCGAAACTGCCCGCGGTGGCCGCTGCGGAGATCGCCGTGGCCGCCGCGGAGGCGGCCTGGTCGATCAAACCGTTGATCGCCTGGGCGCCCATCTGCATGGCGCCAGACCACAGCGACGTGCCGGCCTGGCCGCCGCCGCCCGCGCCCGCGGGGATGTAGCCCTGTGTGCGTTGATCTTTGCCGCCCGGGGCGCCCATCGCGGCAAGCCCGGCCGAGTCGTCTGGTGCTTGTCCGCCCATGAGGGACGACAACGCGGCCGCACCGTTCGGGCCGGGTGATTCGCCAGACCCCAACGGAGTGTCGCTTGGTCCGGCGCCCATGCCCGGCATGCCCTGCATGGCGTTCTTGGCTTGGTCCTGTGTCAGAACGATTTCCGGCTGGCCGCTGGCGTTGTTGATTAGCTGCATGCCCGGAGGCAGCACACCGCCGTCGTCATAACCCTTCGGCGGAAGATTCGGATTCGCCTGCTGCACATTGCTGATGTGGCCGTACTGCGATTTGATGTATCCGATCCCTGCGGCGATATTCGCCACCGGATCAGTGATACTGTTCGACGTCCCGGGGACGTGGTAGGCGTTGAAAGTGCCGGGAATGGTTTGCATTAACCCTTGCGATGGGTGCCCGGCCGCGGCGTTGCTGTCCGACAGGTTTATCGCATTGGGGTTACCGCTCGATTCCCGGCCGATCAATGTTTTCAGGCCCGGCTTCCACGAAGCGTCAGTGCCTGTTAGCGCGAGCGCCTGATCGATCCAGGCATCGAGACCGCCACCGCCAGACGTTAACCCGCTAGGCGCGGCCGAAGGCTTGCTCTGCGGCGCGAGCGCCGCGAACGGGTCACCCGACCCGGGAACCGCCGTATAGCCCGGTTCCACCGCCGGCGCCGAACCGGGCAGCGGGATCACCGACACCCCGGGCTTCGCCGGGATCGGCGACTGGGCACCCTTTGTCGGGTCAGCGCCGCCCATGAAGGGGGCCGCCGCGCGATCCATCAGGTTGGTGCCCGGGATCAGTGTGTTAAACCAGTCCTTGGCGTTGAAACCCTTCTTGCCCTGCACCTGGTCAAGCACACCAGTAGCGGCGCCATGCCAGCCGGGCATAACCGTGTCCAGCGTGGCGAGCGCCGCAGCCACCGGGGCGGCGGCCTCCCCGATAGCCGCAAGAGCCCCGGAGATGCGGCCCGAGTTCCCCGCCAATGCGAGGAAACCGTCAGTGGTGCCCTTGATGTCGTCCTTCAGTGACGAGATTTTCTCCTGCAGCGGAGCGGCCTTGTCCGCGATATCTTTAACCGCGCCGCCGGCTTGGGTTTGGCCTACCGCGTTCAACGCGTCCGCCAAACCGTTCAGCGCGCCCGCAGCGTCCTTGTCCTTAAACGCCGCGACGGCGTCGTTCAGACCCTTGAATCCGTCGACGGCCGGGTTGATCCAGTTCTCAATGTTGCGGGCCGCATCCCCCAAATAGGGGACGTTCTGGATCGCGTCGTGCAGCTCCTCGCCGACCTTTCGGCCAGCCTCCTTAGCGACCCCAGTGATAACGCCCTCGAGGGTGATGCCGGCGTCGTTGGCGGCCTTGTCGACCATGACAACGACCTCTTTGCCGAACTCCTTAAAGGCATCGCGCGCCCGCTTGGTGTCGACCTTCGGCTCTATCGGGGTTTTGCTGACATCATCGCCAGCCTGCTTGGCGCCCTTGTTGATTGCCTCGCGGACCGTCTCGCCGGCTTTTGTGGCGCCCTCGCGGACACCCTTCTCGATAGCGTCGCCGGCCTTCTTTCCCGCCTCCTCGCCGGCCTTCTCCGCGCCCTCCGTGATGGCGTCGTGGATCGTCTTTCCGGCCTTGGTGGCGCCCTTGGAGATGCCCTTGTCGAGTGCGTCGCCTACCTGCTGGCCGACCTTCTCGGCCTGCTTACCGACGCCGGTGATCTCGGCGGTGATCTCTTTCATCGCGTCGCCGGCCTTCTTGACCGTCAACTCGATGTAGCCCGAAGCGAGTTTCACCCCATCAGCCATAAGAAATCACCTCCCGTCATTCACCTGAGAACAGGGCATCCAAACGCTTTGCCCTGTCCGATGTTTCGCCGCTGCTGCGGCCAAGCAGTTTCCGCAACTTCGACCTAGCAACACCCTTGCCTGGCGGGTGCACCCGACGTCGGTTACCTTTCACGCCCGGACGTTTGATCGGTTCCGGCGCGTTGCGGCCCTTCTGGCCGTCCTTTGTTTTCGCCCACTGCAGCCACCGCAAGCAGTCCGCGATGACGGCGAGCAGCATGTTGGTCAGAGTCCAGCCGGCCTCGTCGGGATGCATCGCCTTGTACAGCTCTGTCTCGCAGTCAGAGCGTTTAATGATGACGATCAGGTCGCGCCAGTTGAACCAGTCGCATGGAGCCCACCGAAGCCGCAGCCCGAGTTTGATCAGGTCGGCTTCTAACGCCTCGCCGTGTTCGTCTATGACGTCGACGAGGCCGAGGATTCCCCCACTTCGAGGCCGGACTGCTTCTGCATCTCGCGCAGCAGGTCTTGCGTCTTGTTGCCCGGCACCTGGTCGAGGATCGCCAGATCCTCCGCCGAGAACGCCCACTCGAACACGCGCCACATCTGCTCGTTGTAGTTGTTGCGCGTCTCGCGGATCAGGCCCATGGGGATCACCTGCAGGGACTTGAACGTCAGTGTCTTCTTCTCGGTGCCGCCATCCTCGGTGGGGATTTCGACGTCGAGAGTCAGTGGAGCGGTGGGGTTTTCGGACATGATGCAGCCTTTCGCGCCGAGATGGTTTGCAGCCGGGGAATTTAGGTGGCCCGTGGGGGGAGCGGACCCCGGCTGCATGGAGAAGTTCTCCCCCCACGGGAGTTCGAGCTGTACGCCCAAAAGCGTTGGTTACGAACCCGCGACCACGCGGCCGTTGTCCGACCACGAGTACATGAACTCGCCGTTCTCGTCCTGGAAGCACTCGACCGTGACCTTGTACTCGATCGTGTCGGAGTGGACGATCTTCACGTCGTCGATCTCGGTGATCTGGCCGTCCGGGATGTAACTCCGGTACTTCGCCGTAACCGTGTCGCCGTCACCGAGGCTGGTGTCGATCGTGTCGATCACCCACGACAGGTGCGGCAGACGCTTGGCGTTCTTCTTGACCTCGACGATCTCGCCGTGCTCCGCGGTAGCCGGAACGATGGTCACGTTGGCCGGCCCGTTGATCGCCTTCAACACCTCGGCGTTCAGCGACTCGAGGAACACCAACTGGACGGACTTGCCGACCTCGGTCTGCAACACCTTGACGACCTTGCCGCCGAAGTTGCGTTTCTTGTCGATCTTGCGTTCCGAGGACTCGGTGAACCCGTCCTCGCCGACGTCACCGAGGTTGATGTACGCAACGTCCAGCACGTCGAACGGATTCGGCAGCGACGGGCCTGCGGTGCCCACTGGGGCCGCGTAGATGCTGCCCTCGGCGGTCGGTTCCGCCGCGTAAATGTTCTTGTCATTGACGGCCATGGCCATGTGCCCCTTCCAGGCAGGTTGCAGCCAGGGTCCGAAAGGGAAGATATGTATTCGGTTGTGGTTTAGGGAGTTACAAACTGTGCCCGGAGAAGCACATCAATAGTTGTTTGAAAACGTGGGGACGAATCCCCCGGATCGTCGAACCGTGACGGCTCGCCAACAACTTTCACCTTGCGAACGCCAAGGTGGTGGTAGATGGAGTCAACGACATAGCTGCGGACGGTCTCGCACAGTTCGCCGGCCGCGATCTCATCAACGTCCCAGCACTGGAAAATCAGTCTGCGCCAAGAGAACACGCGCGGCTTATCTGTCGTGCCGGCCGGCGCCGTCCAGATTGTGACCAGCCGGTCGGGGCGGTCACCGGGGACGTTACTGGCGACACGGACGTCGGCGTCCAGGCATGAATCAAGGTAGTCGCGGTAAACCTTCGCCGCATACGGGTACGTTGACCTTGTTGCGCTCATCAGTCGCCGGCCGCCCGGTAGAAGTTATTCACAAGCGTGTTGTGTTTCGCGTTCTTCGCCATCGCCTCTGCGGTCGCGGTGATAACGGTCACACGGAAGCTTTTCTTGCGCAACGGCTTCGGGCCGTCGCTGGACACGAGGTATCCGTCCTTCTCCGCGCCCGTCTCGGCTGCGCTGGTCCCGTCGGCTTCGTTGCAGGCCTGCGCGACGGCACGCATGCGGGGAATGCCAACCTCGTTGATGACCTGGGCGACGATCGCGCCCCAAGCGTCCTTCTCGGTTTTCACCTCGTACGCCATCAGCCAGTCACCCGCTGCAAATGCACGCTCACGCCAGGCGCCCAACCGTGCCAGCCGTTGCGGCAATCAATAATGCCGACAACGTAAAACGGTTTCCCGTCGTCGATGATGAACTGGTCCTGCACCCCGACGTCCATCGGAACGAGAGTTAAATCAACGTCCTCGATGTTGCGGCCAGTGAACCCGTCCCTCTTCCCCAGGTCTCCGAGATTCGGCTTGGCCCGCACTGACCAACTGAAGGCGTCGACGGCCACCGGGTCTGCGTGCTGCGCAACGTCGTTGCCCATGGCGTCCTCGCCCATGCCGGTGAACTTGCTGTACAGAACCTGCTTCACCAGGCCGCCCCGCCGCCGAAAACGCTGAACGGCCAAGACGGGTAGTACCAGTTCGGCCCCATCCAAATGCGTTGCTCGTCATCCCAGCGGGCGATGATTGACGTGCCGGCCATTGGGCGGTACGAATACGCCTCGGCGAGTTCGTCGTCGGTGAGAACCGCGGTCGACGACACCCACGCGGCGCCCGAAGCGCGGAAATCAGCGCCGGCAGTCAAGTCGGTGAACTTCGACTCCGGGGAACCGATGGGCACCGACAAACGTCGCGCCACGATCGACGCCACCGCCACACGCACAGCGTCCGGCACAGGCGGCGCCACATAACTGACGTTCACTATCTCCCCCGACGGCAACGCCCGATGGCGCGAGCCGTGCACATGCCCGACACGCAGCCGCGCGCCGTCGGAAGTCAACACCGACAACGCCCGCCCGACACGGTCTTCCACCGTGACCGGATCGTCATCCTCGTTGGCGGGGGTGTCCAGCAGCGTGACCCAGCCCCCGACAACGGTGCACTGCACCCGGACAGGGCCGGGCTGGAAATCCCGCCCCGCGGCGCGAATGAACGCACGCTGCACCCGCGACAACTCACTCGGCAACCGAGTGCGCTGCGCAGCAGGTATAGCGTCGACGTCCGACAATCCGAGAACTGTCGCGACGTCGGCCGCGGCGGCGAGATCAACCACAGCGGTTAGCTACCCGAAGCCGGGTTGAACACGGTCACACCCGCGGGGCGGACCACCTTCGCGCCGTACACGTGCAGCATCCGAACGCGGTCAGCGAAGCGGTCCTGCGCGCGCAGCGCCTCGACCTCGTCGATCTGCGACACGTAACCAATGGACTGCGAGTCGAACAGCACGAACTGCGGCTCGTCCATTTCCGGCAGCGAGTTCGACTCCACGATCCGCGAACCCAACAGGGAACCGATCGTGCCGGCACGCAGGCCAGCGGTGTCGCCGGCCTCGTAGAACGTGGTCAGCTTCGACGCGGCGGTCCGCAGCAGAGCGGCGAACTCGGCGTTCACAACGGTGACGCGGCCGAACGCGGGAGCGTTGGCCTTGGTCAGCACCTTGTGGGCCTCGTTCAACAGGTCGAACGCCTGGTCACCCGTGGTGGGCAGGCTGCCCGACACCTCGGTGCCGTGCGCCACCGCAGCGTTCGCGATGTACTTGTCCGAGTCGACGGCCAGCGCCTGCCCGGCCGCGGACACGTAGGACGCCAGGTCGCCGGCGGCCTGCTTGCGGTCGATGTCGTCGACGTAGAAGTCGATCGACTTCTCCTGGTCAATCAACAGGTCGACGCCGATGTCCGAAATCGCCTCGGCCGACGTGGTGCGGTTCGCCGCGGCGTAGTCGTGCACGGTCGGCACAACGACACCCGCGATCTTCACGGTGTTGCCCTTGGTGGCCAAACCTTCGTAACTGCGGTTCACCAGCCCGGCGAACACGGTCGCGTTCTGCCACGCCTGAAGCAGCGCGCTGCTCCACAGAGTGGGAATGAAGTGATTGAAAGCCATTGCCTTCTAACCTTTCCTGAGAATGTTGGTTAACGACCGATCAACTTGTCGAGTCGGCCTTCTTGGTAAGCCTTCAACTGGTCGGCGGGTGACAGCTTTTTCAGCTCGGCCTCGCTGGTGATCTGTTTCGGCCCTTCCACGCGGTCGCCGCCCTTGACGGTCGACGTGGATTCGGTAGCGGGAGCCTTCACGCCCTTCAACGCGGCATTGACACGTGCCTCAACGTCAGCGAGGTAACTGTCAGCCGCCGCGGTCATCTCTTCCTGGTTGGCGCCAATCACATACCGCGGGTCGACGTTCTTCACCCGGGCGACCTCGGCGCGGATACGCTCGAGCCGCTCAGACTGAAGTTCGTTGCGCAAGTTGGCGAATTCGGCCTTCGGATCGAAATCCTCGGCGCCATCGCCACCGGTGAACGCTTTCGCGAGCGCCCGAAACTTCTCGGCGTCCGTGAAATTGTCCTTCGCGCGACGTTCCCAACGACGCTCCTCCTTGTGAACAGCCCGCAGGCGGTCCAATTCGGCGCGTTCGTCAGCAGTCAACCCGGCAGCAGAATCGCTGCCCGAGGCGTCAGTGCCCTGCTCGGTCGCCGTGGCGGCGTCCTCAACAGTGCTTTGTGCTTCACCAGAAACAGAGTCAGACATAGCGTCTCCCTAAGAATTTGCGTATCGCAAACGGAATTTCCGCCCCATACCGGGGCGACAACACGAACTAAGCCGCCGAAGCGTCCTGTTCGGGAAGTCTCTTATCGGACACCGGGCCGGTGTCCTCGGCGTCATCCACCGCCGGATCGACCGCAGCCGCCGGCGCCTTGGCTGCCTCGAGGGCGCGGTCGGCCGCGTCCTGCTCAATCTCATCCGGGCTCATACCCAAAATAAGTCGCTGAATCGTGGTGAGAGACAAGCCAGTAGCGCGCGCACTCATCGCCGCCGCATACTTCTCGCTCAACATCACCCGCGCCGGATCCTCGAAAGCAGCCTCGACCCGGTCCACCTTGTCGAATCCCTCAACCTGCAACGCAATCAACAACGCCGACTCGATAGCCAACTTGACCGCGTTCACACGCTGCGTGCACTTGAAGATGAACGACTTCTCCGCGTTCTCCGCGCCGGCCGCCGTCTGATTCGCGCTGTCCGGCACAAGCATCGGCAACGGCGTCTTCGACACCGCCGACAAGTGGCGGATGTAATCCTTCACCGCGGCCAGCATCGGCGCCGTATCCGTCGACTGGCTTTCCCACACCGACACCCCGGGCGGCAAATTCCACAACGCCGCCGGGTGCGGCTCAAACAGCTTCGCCCAGTCGATCGCGTTGCCCTGCTGATCCTTCTGCGGCAACCCCGGGTGGTCTTTGTCCTGGATCTGCAACGCGCGCTGCCGAAACGCCTGCATCGCGAACGTGGTCACCTGATTCAGCACCGCGCGGTTGATGCGGTTGATGATGTCGATGTGCGGCTCGAACTCGCCCATACCGTCCGCGTTGTGATACACCACCACAGGCGGCGCAACACCAGTCTCCACCGCATCGGTATCCGCTTCCCACCCGCCGGACGCGTAAGGCACCAGCAAGGTTTGGTTCGCGTCCGAATAGCAGGCGCGGGAGAAACGCTGCTTCATCTTGTCCGCCCACACCAACGCGTAGTCGCGCCCCTCGTCGAGGTCACGCCACACGCGCAGCGCGGCACGGATCTGCCACGGCTGCAACGGATCAACCGCCGCGATCATCGTCAACGGAGAATCCGCGGTGATCACCGCCGACCCGTCATCGTCATTCCACACCGTCAAATACGACGACCCGAACGTCGTACCAAACTTCGCGAACTCTCGGATCACCTGCTCGATACGGTTGTTAATCGCGATCTGCTCAAGAGCTTTCGCCGCGCGCGACCGCACACTGCCGCCCACCGTGAGGCCACTCATCACGATGCGGTCACACACCGCGTCACGAATCAACAGGCCGAAATTGGTGCGCGACTCGGCCTGGAAGTCGCGCCACGCAGTCTCTGTGTCGCGGGACAGTTCGGGTAGCGGAGCGTTTCCGTTCACGTAACTCTCGAGCAGCAGATAACGCATCCGCTGCCGGTCCATGCGCTGAGATAGCCGTTGAAGCCACACCTCGGGCGTATCGCCGATCCTGGGCACATCGCCCGAATACGCATCAACGTCAGTCAAACGATCCACCTCCTATCAACGAATCTTGAACGGCACGTACACCGTTGGCCCAGGCTTCGCGCCGCTACGCCGCGCATCAAGGCACGCCGTCCACGCCAACGTCAAAGCGACCGCGGCGTCGATCTTGTCTATCTGCCGGCCATCCGCCTTCTGCGGAACCCACAACGCCTCGCCGTGATCGTCACGCACCCGCAACTCGTTGCGGCCCGTGTTCCCCATGTGCCGAAACAGATCCGGCCGGTAAGGTCCATCGCCGAACGTGATCGCACTGCTGTCAACAGCTTCGGCGAGTGCGCGCACCGCGAACGCCATCATCCGATGCCTGTTCGTGTGCCACTCAATGATCTGGTCCGGCCACCGCTGCGACCACCCGGCAACCGTTTCCGTCCAGTGCGGAGGGTCGCAATACGCGCGCCACACCTTGAACCGGCGCATCGTGTCCGCCAACAGCTCGGTCACCTCGGACTCCGGGACCGTCCACTCTTCGACGTCGTCCGGCCGCTCCCACATGCCAAGCAACTCAGACAAGCCAGACTCGATATCCACCGCCACCAAGGCGGTCGAGTCACGGAACCGGGCACCGTCGAAACCGAGCGCGACGAACGCGCCATCCTTGATACGGGCGGGCCGGCACAGCGTGTCCCGCACATGCGGCATGTTGAACGCCTGCGACTCGCCTTGACGCCAACGGTTCAACCACACCCGTTCCCAATACGCGCGGTCCACGCCCTTGCGGTCCCAGTCGCGGGCGATCCGCTCAAACTGACCAGGCGCCCACTCCCCAACCGGGCCGGTAGCCTCCGCGACCGCGGCGACCCGTGCTTCCACGGTCGTCAAGTCGCGGTGTTCCTCGCCCGCCCAGCGGGAAAAGTAGAAGAACGTCGGGTCGGACTTTTTGCCGGCCGCGATGTCCTCGGCGTCGAGCCGCAAATCTTCTTCGATCGACCCCTGGCCGGGCTTGCCGGCGGTGCTGGTGTAAAGCGTCCACGGATCCTCTTGCGGCCGCTTCGGCAAGTTCTGCAACATCGTCTCGTGCGCCTCGCGCATCCGCGGCAAAAACAGGCGGTGCGCCTCGTCGATGTGTTGGAACGTGGTCAGCGCGCCGTCTCGGCTGCCCGGGGCGCCCGATACCGACACCGCGCGACCATCCGCCGTGCCGTTCGCACCGAGCCGCAGGATGCGCTCGTTGCCGATATCGAACAGGTCGGCGTCCTCGCAACTCTCGAGGATGAACTTGACGAACGCGTAGCAAAGTTCGTCGGCCTGGTCTTTCGTGTCGGCCAACATCGGAATGTACGGGCTGTTGACAGGTCTACCCTGTCTGAGCTGCCCATTTGCGTCGAACCCGTTGAACCGGACCGGGGAATCCGGGTGCAACTCCGCGCAAACAATCCACGCAGCGAACGACGTCTTGCCGACGCCTTTGCGCATCTCGAGCGCGACGCGGTTGTAGACGCGGTTGCCGGCCAGCGGGTGCCCCAGCGGGTGCACCTCGTACATCGAATAGACGAACGCGCGTTTCTCGTCGTCGATCCGCGCCGGCTGGCCCGCCAACGAGCCCGGGCCGAACGTGAACCGCTCCTCAATGAAAGCGGCCACCTGCGGCCCCAGTGTCGGGTTAGCTGACGCCGTGTCGAAAGGCGGCACGCACAGAACCGCCATTTATGCGGTTGACCTGCGGTTTTACTGCACCAGGCGTAGTCGCGGGTCGGCGTCCGGCGCCGGCTGCTCGGCCGGCGGCGGCTCTTCCGACGCGCGGCGCTTACGCCCTTTGCGCTTCGAATCTTCGGTGGCTTCGATCTGCCACTCGAGGCGGCGACGCGCCAACGGGTTCGTCCCGTACTCGGCGTCCGCCTTCTCGAGCCGGACCTGCGCTTCCGCGCGTTCCTTCGCTGTCCCGGCGAGCCAGAAATCGTTCATCAGCATCGCGACCCGGTACAGGCCGTTGATGTCCATGTCGACGTACTCGGTGGCCATCGGCGATTCCCACAGGTCAGACCACCATTGCTGGGTGAGTGGGTGCCAGGCGATGCCGTCGGGCAGCGGCGGCGCTTCGATTTCGTGGTCGACGCTGAGGGTGGCCCGGGTGCTAGCCTTGTTGCGGCGCGCTCGGACGGATGGGTCTTTCAGGTGTGCTGGCATGGTTGGCCTCCCGTTGCGGGATCGAACGTCCGTTCGTATCGAACAGGTGTTCGGTGATTTGGCGTGCGTCGCTATTTGACACGGTAGCGAACGCCTGTTCGATTTATGCATAAATATGCGGGGAAGCGTACACAGATGAGTTTGTGCGCCCGGCCGGTGAACTTTTTACCCGGTACTAGGGGTCCCCTGCACCCCTTTTGACCTGCGACGATTCGGGAAAGTATGTGTTACCGACGCTGGCGATGAGCCCCGGGTATTCGCACGCGCGTTCGATTATGCATAAAATTCATGCTTTATGCATTCATGCATGCATAGTCCTTATTAGACACGAACTCGGGCACTATCCGAACGATTGTTCTATCGAACAGGTGTGCTACTCAGTCTCGACTCCATCGCCTCGGCCTGCGTCTTCTGTTCGTGGTGCGGTCGGCACAACGACCAAAGGTTGTCGTCGTCATCGCTGCCCAAGTTGTCAATGTGGTCGACGTCGACAGCTCGGGCACCACAACCAGGCACACAGCACGTCCACCTGTCACGCTTGAGTATCCGCAGTCGTATCTTGCCCCAGCCCCGCGGCCGGCGGCGTGTCCTGCCGTCCCAGCGCACGCTGTGTGTAGGGCAGCAGCGCACACCACCAGGCACTAGCTCGGTGCATCCGTCCGGGTGTGAGCAGTACTTCGGTGCACGGCCTTGGATCATCGCAACGCCAATGCAGCAGCATGGCCACACCACGTGGCACGCTGGCCTGTACGCCACGCCACGCGCCCTGGTGGACGAGGTGCACCGTCACGATGCCTAGCTATTACTGTGGGCTCGTCTGCATGATCCACCAGCGACGGCCATGTGTACGCCACGGACATGCCCTGCGCAATCACCCACCGTGATATCGCTTCATCAATCGGCAGTCTGCATGCATGCGGCAGCGACGTGTACGTCAGCATTGCGTCAACCAGTCCTGTGCGTACAGCAACACCCACCGCATGCAATAGGCGATTACCTACGAACCAGTGCGCATCCTGATCGGCGGCAACCCGCGCACTAATGGCGCTCTGGTATTGCGGCGGCCGCATGCGGCCCAGGTACAGCGACACCACCGGTGAGGGTGACACTTTCAGCGCCGCTTCGAGCTGGCAGTCGAAGTCATCTACGGGTAGCGCGTCGTCCTCGAGGACAACGGTCCAGTGTGAGTGCGGGTAGTTGGCGGCCAACTGCCGCCACACGGCGCGATGGTTGCCTTCGCAGCCGAGCGCGCCGTCGTCGATGCTGACAACTTCCGGGCGCACCCGGTCGGCAAGGTAATCCACCATCTCGGCGCGGCTGATATGCCCAACGACGCCGACAGTGTGGCTCACGCCGATGCGCTGCCCGTCGTTAGCGCGCGAATCTGGGCGGGCGTGGTAGCCCGCTCATAGAGTTGGTAGCGCCGGCGGTTAGCGTCGGTGGCTGCACGATCGGCGTCCGTCGACTTGGCGTCGCGGCGCGCTCCTGTCGCGTGGTACAGGTGATAGGCGGGTCCGTCGACGAATCGGATCGGGCCGCAGCAGATTTCGAATGCGCGTTGCATGGCGGTGTCGTCCCACCAGGCGCCGCGGAACTGTTCGTCGTAGCAGCCGATCTGCGCCAGCGTTGCCCGCGAAATAACGTTGACGGCGCCGGTGGATTTCCGGTCACCGTTGATCTGAACTGCGTTCGCGTTCTGTGGCCGCAGCAGGCCGGCGCGCACTAGGGCGGACTGTGTTTCGTTGATTTCCATGAACTTGGAGAACGGAATCACCAGTCCGGGTTGCGTTTGCGCCAGCATGATCGCCGCGTCGACCTGGTCGTAGTCGATGATCAGGTCGGCTTCTGCGTATACAAGGACGTCGGCGTCGACGAGGTTGGCGGCGCGGTTGTAGGCGCGGGATCGGTTGAACTGTCCGGGTTCGCCGTCATCGACGACGCGCACCGGCCACGGTGAGTCGTCCCAGTGTTCGCGCACGCGTCGCAGGTTCTGGATTCGGTACGGGTCGATTCCGCGGTCGCGCCACGGGATGATGATGGCGGCGGTCACAGAAGCGCGAACGCTTTCTTCTCGCCGTCTTCGCCGATCTCGTAGGCGTTCCAGCCGTAGTCGGCGCAGGCTTCCTCGAAAG